TCCCACCCCGCCCTACGACGAGCCCGTGTACGCCGGCGAAGACTTCGAGCAGCTCGCCTGCGTCTTCATGCCCCCGCACGACGCCGACGCCAAGGAGCGACTCTTCGACGAAGGCTGGTCCAGACAGTTCCACGTCCTTAACAACCCAAACCTTCTCGCCCCACAACCCCTCGCGCTTATCGCCCCCCGCCATTCACCCGCCCTCGACCGCACCCTCCTCCGAGCCAGCATCGACAAACGCCTGCGATTCCGCCGCTCCGAACACCCGTATGCGATTACGCCGCAGGATGAGATCCTCGGCTTCGAACTCTTCTCCTCCCTCTGCGAAGTTTACGGGAGGTCAGTCAACTCCCGCGAGCCCTTCGACGCCGTGCTCTACGCGGAGTGCATCGCAGACAATGAGTACGCCCAACTCACCAACAAGACAAAGGCCACCATTGTCGCCAACGCCGACCGCAGCGACCCCGACTGGCGGTACACCACCGTGCGCATCTTCGCCAAGGCCCAGCACAAGGTCAACGACGGCTCCATCTTCGGAGATTGGAAGGCTTGCCAAACGCTCGCGCTCATGCACGACGCCGTCATCCTCCTGCTCGGCCCTGTCAAGAAATACCAGCGCGCCTTCGACAAGCGAGACCGCCCCGCGAAAGTGTACAGCCACACGGGCGCTTCCCCTCTCGACCTTTCTCGCTGGTGTCGCCGCACTCTCACCTGCCAACGCGCCACGACCAACGACTACACCGCGTTTGACCAGAGCCAGCATGGAGAGGCTGTTGTGCTCGAGCGGCTCAAAATGCAACGCCTCTGCATCCCCACGGAGCTCATCGACCTCCACGTCTGGCTCAAAACCAACGTCAACACCCAATTCGGCCCACTCACCTGCATGCGCCTCACTGGAGAACCCGGCACCTACGACGACAACACCGACTACAACCTCGCCATCCTCAACCTGCAATATCAACTCGAGCTTTCCCAAGGCATCCTCGCCTCTGGAGACGACAGCGCAGTCTTCCCCCCACCAAGCACCCGCCCCACCTGGCTTCGCCTTGCCCCGCACTTCGCCCTACGCGCCAAGACCGTGGAGCAAGACCACCCCCTCTTCTGCGGCTACTACCTGGGCCCTGCCGGCGCTGTGCGCGACCCCTACGCCCTCTTCGCGAAACTCGCAGTGGCGCTCGATGAAGACACCCTCTGGGCAAAGCTGCCGAGCTACCTCGCGGAGTTTGCCCTCGGCCACTCGCTCGGCCAATCACTCCACTCGCTGCTCCCGCTCGGCCACTACCCTTACCAAGCTGCAGTCTTTGATCTACTCTGCCGCCGCGCAACTCCCGCCCAAAAACTCGCGCTCCGCGCGCCTGGCGAAGATCTTTCAGCCATCGCTCAGTCCATCCGTTCTGCCCCCTACCTCAACGTCAAGGCACGCGCGATCCTCGCCTCTCTTGGCGAGCGATACAGCGCGCTGCGCCCAGCCTTCCGCGCCAACGAACGCCCCCTCGACGATCCCGTCTGGGGTGAATTGCTTCCCCAGTAGCCACGCTTCAGCACACCCATGGACGACTGGCTCACTGCCGTTGAACTCGCCATCGCCACTGCCGCCACAGCCCTCATCGCGCCCCAGCTCATCCCGCTCGTCGACGGAGCCATCCTCTCGTCACTCCCCGCCGACGCCATCATCCTCGAATACCTCGCCAGCGCAGCCATCGAAAGCGGCGCCACCGCCATTCTCACTCAGCAAGCCGTCGGAGCCCTCAGTAAGACCGCCGCCCACGAAACCTTCGACCTCCTCGGTATCGACCACCCTTCTTCCCAGTCCCTTCCCAGCGACCCCGCCGAGATGCCCAACAAGGTCCCCGACGCCAACAAACCAGACGTCGTCTCAGACGCTCCTCTGCCAATGGGCAACCCGCTCACCAGCACGCCGCGCGCTCCTCCACCGATCCGCGCCCAGGGCTTCCTCGGACACTCAGATTCAATCCGCATCCCTTTTTCTTCAGAGATCGCTCGCTTCACCAACGACGGCGCCTTCCACTACGTTGTCGCTTCCCAGCTCGCCAACAGCCTTGGCCCCTTCCGCTTTGCTGTGCTCGAGCGGCTCGAAGCGGTCTTCTTCCCAAACCGCAACGCCCACGCCGTCCAATTCGACCTCGGACTCGCGTGGACCTCCGCAGACACGCCCAACATCACCGACGAGGAAGCCATCTTCAACGTGCCCGTCAGCACAAAAGTCGTCTTCAGCGAGAACGTCACGGCCATCGCCCCAGCCATCTTCGCCTGCCCTCTCTCGGGCGTCAACCCCATCATAAAGGACTCCATCCCTTACACCGATCATCCCAAGCTGCACGCCGTCTTTCGACACAATGGCGGCCAGACCCCAAGTCCCGGCAGCATGGTCCTCCGCGGCATCATCCGCGTCAGCGACCCAAAGATTTAGGTGCGCCCCAAGCAGCAATGCCTAGGCGCTCGCAGTTCCCAACTACTGCGCCCCTTTCCTACCTCTTACCCCTCTTTCCCCTCTTTTCTAGGTAATTGTCCGGACATTCCCACGTGGTTAACCCCGG